GGATATATCCAGCCCGGGGTCGCGAAATGGGAGGACCGCAGTAGTAACATTGCTGTGGGCTTTCCAACCTTCACTTTGTCGGTTCGGCCCCCTACCAAGGGAAGTCGAGTCACCAAGGTTGTTGGTAAACTCTCCATCCCCACTCTCGAAGCTATATCGGGCGCCAATGTGGCTGGTTTGACACCAGCTCAGCAAAAAGCGTACGACTGCTCGGCGGTGGTGGAGGTTCTGCTTCCGGAGAGGAGCACACTGGCTGAGAGGTTTATCCTCATCAGTCAGTTGGCTTCGCTCTTTAATCAGACGATCAAAGCGAGTGATGGTGCACCCAGCGATACTACGGGTTCTCCACTGTTCCCTGCGATCTATACCTACGATCGGCCGTATTAAGGCTGATTCAGGGTAACCTAGGAGAGATACCATGTCTTCTAAGAAGGATGGTTCTAACTTCCTTAAAGGAGTTAGCGCTTTTCGCGTGCCTCGAGACTTAACGTCCAAGGTAATCAAGGAGTTCCTCTGCTCCCTTAACTGCCCTCGGGCGCTGACTGTTTGGCTTCTCTACGAGAGTGGAGAGCATGAGCAGCTAGCTAACCTGAGTGCAGTTGTCGGTGATTATAGTGATATGGTCACCTTCCGGGATGCTTACGCTGCCACTGAGTTCTTGTCAAAGTACGCAGACCTTCAAGGTCTGTCCTTTGATCCGCGCGAGGTGGCGTTTCGAAAGTTCGAGCAATTTGAACTTTTGTGTAAGCAAACGAACTCACGCTTTCGGAATTTGTCGTCGGACCCTGACTTTTCAGGCCCGACCGTTTGGGTGCATAACGCTACCATTCGGAAAATTGGCAAATTCCTTGGTGAGTTTAGTCCAGAGGAGTTCTTCTTGATGCCAGACTGGGGCCCTGGTGCCACGACTCTGATTAAGAGACGTGATGCCAGTCCAGTCCATAAGTTCCAGTGCGAAACTGGAATAACGCGTGACCTCTTCGATCTTATTCCAACTGAGGTCCTTCGCTCTGTGTATCCGAGCTGGACTAAACAGCTTCTTGAAAGTAAGTTTCCAAACTTTCAGGTTGGGAATAAGATTGTTACTGTGCCTAAGAATGCAAAGACGGATCGAGTTATCGCCATCGAGCCTGGAATCAATTTATGGTTCCAGAAATCTCTCGGTGACATGATCCGTCGGCGACTTCTTAGGGGTGGCATCGACCTTCGTTATCAGGAACGGAATCAAATCCTGGCTAAAGAGGGTAGTATAACTAACCTTTTAGCCACAATTGATCTGTCCTCTGCTAGCGACTCCATAGCCCGTGCTGTGGTTGAGGAGCTTATCCCTCGCCCGTGGCTCACGGTTATGGATGCATGTCGGTCCCATTACGGCGTTCGTAG